TGGCACGTAAAGAGTAATTCTAAAATAGAGTTTACCTCTGAGGTTTCAATAGTTAAACAAGTTGGCGCTACATTTTCGCCTAGCGACGTAACTACAGGAGCAGCTCAAACTCTAGTTAATAGAGTAGTGATAGGCGACGAGATGCCAGAGTTAAAAATAGTTGACTTTCTCAAGGGCATTTTTAATATGTTTAAGCTCGTAGCAATTCCAAAAGACGACGGCAGTATCTACGTTAATACTTTGGATTCTTACTACGCTCAAGGGCAAAGATACGACGCGACTAAATATATAGATTTCGCAAAGTTTGACGTAGACAGAGGCGAGCTTTTAAAACGTATTGCTTTCGAGTTTGAAGAGCCGAGTACTATTTTAAACATGGAGTTTAAAAAGAGAGCAGCCGACGGGCAAGGCTACGGAGCATCGCTTGTAAATGTATACGAGACCTTGACGCCTAAAAAATTAATTGACGGCGATACGCTAGAGGTAAAGCTACCATTTGAGCAAATATACTTTGAGAGATTAGTAGAGCAAGACGACGAAATAGTAGGTACAAATACAAACATACAAACGGGCGTAATACTAGACGACAATTTAAATCAAGTTGTACCTAAAGCGGTATTACATTACACATCAAAACAAGATATTTCAGCAACGCCTATAAGATTTGTTAACGACTTAGCGGCGGACGTTGTTTTAAATACTAGCCTAGTTATACCAATACATCATTTTGGTCCTGTAGCGCCTGTTTATGCAAATCTATTTGAGGCGGAGTTTAGCAACTTTACGGGAGAGAGCTTAGTCAATAATTTATATAGTATACATTACAAGGATTATGTTACGGCAATCTTTGAGCTAAAGCGTCGGACTTTTATGTATACCGCAAACTTGCCTATACAGATAGTTACAAGGCTCGAGTTAAACGATGTTATAGCAATCGGAGAAATAGACTACAGGATAAATAAGTACTCTTATAACCTCTTAAACGGCTTGACAAAGCTAGAGCTAATTAACGGCTTTGATACTACCCTACAAAATAAAGTATACATTCCGTCTATTATCAATATTGAAAGGTGGGCAACGGACATGGCTTTTAACGTGGAATTTATAGAAAGCTATACGGTTACAAAAATAGCAGACGGTAGCGGTACGTCTTGGATAACTACGGGCGTAGAGGGAACGGCTAACAACCTAGCGACTATATCCGTAGACGAGTGGGCGTCGCCGTCTGGATCTCGCTCTATGATAATACGATACGTAAAGGATTCAATAACAACAGATATAACAATAGTACAAAATGAGTAACCACATTACAGAGGTAATCGATATACTAAGACGAGGAGAGTTTTACGGCGCAGGGGAATATACCGAAATAGCAAAGGGTAAAAACGAGATGGTAATAACTTGGAGAGGATTAAAAAGGAAAGTAAAACGAATTATAAAAGCTAAAAGATAATGAAAGACGTAATTGTAAAATTAACTATTGACGATACAGGAGCTATTAAGTCAGTTGAAAATATGCAAAGTGCTATAAAAGACATAGGCGACGAGGCAGAAAAAACAGGCGATAAAGTTGAGGGAGTCGGAAAGTCTGCGTCTAAGTCAAGGAAAGGATTTGCTGCAATGGGTAAAGGAATTAAAGCAGTAGGAACAGCTTTAAAAGCCGCAGGTATTGGTTTGGTTATCGCACTAGTCGCAGGATTAACAGAGGCGTTCTCTAGGAATAAAAGAATCATGGACGGCGTTAGTGTTGTTTTAGGTACAATACAGGAAGTATTTACTCAAGTTGCCGACGCTTTAATAGCTACCTATGACGCAGTAGCGCAGTCAAGCGATAATTTCGACGCTCTGGGTAAAGTAATGGGCGGTATACTAACTCTTATTTTAACGCCTTTTAAACTTACGTTTTTTGGTATACAACTAGCTTTGCAAAAAGCACAGCTTGCGTGGGAGGATTCTTTTTTTGGAGGCGGAGACGAGGAGAAAATGGCACAATTACGCCTTGACATAGAGGATACAAAAACCTCTATTTCCGAAGTAGCAGACGAGGCGTCAGAGGCAGGAAGTACGATAGTAGATAACTTTGCGGAGGCTGTTACAGAGGTTGGAAACATTACAGAAATAGCAAGCGAAAACTTATCAAAGGTAAGTATAAAAGCTGCAAACGAAACCTCTAAAGCCTACAAGGCGGCAAAAGATGCGGCTATTTTAGCGCAGGCGGAATCTGCGGCATTACGAGCAGGATATGAGCTAGAGGCTGCGGAGCTAAAGAAAATCCGAGATAATGTAAATTTAAGCCTAGAGGAGAGAATAAAAGCAAACGACGACCTAGCTGTAACCTCTGCAAAAGCGGAGGAGCAAATGAAACGTCAAGCTCAACTTGCTATTAATTTGGCAGAGCTAGAACTAAAGAAAAATAATAGTATAGAAAACCAAGCCGCGCTTATACAAGCGAACGCAGATTTAAAAGCGGTAGAGGCAGAGATAGCAGGTAAAACAGAGGAGGTAGAGACTAACAGAGTCGGTCTTTTAAACGAGCAAAACGCTTTAATTTTAACAGGTATAGAAAGCGAGCGAGAGCGAAATAAGCTGCAAAGAGAGTTTGACGCAGAGCAAGAGGTCAATCCGTTGGTAAAACTAGAGAAACAAAAGACAGCTCTTGAACTTGAAAACGAGGCAATTCTTAAGGACTTAGAGGCTAAGAGATTACTCTACGCAGAGGGTACGCAGCAAAGAGTAGACGCCGAGCAGGATTACCTAAATAAAAAGCAAGGTATAGATAACCAACTTGTAGCGAATACGAAAGCTACAAACGAGCAAATAAAAGCAAACGACCAAGCAACCGCAGAGGCAAAAAGGTCAATCCAAGAGGCAAGTCTTGACGCGGTTGCTAAAGGTTTTAATATATTAGCAGGATTAGCAGAGGAAAATAAACAATTACAAGCTGCAAGCATTATAGCAGAAAATGCAACAGGTATTGCAAAACAAATTATAAACACTCAAGCAGCCAATGCAGTAGCCGCTCCGCTATTAAGTAATCCCGCAACAGCAGCAGCAGGAGCAGCAGCAATAACTAGAAATAAAATATCTTTAGGTATAGGAATTGCGTCGTCTATAGCAGCAGCAGCGAAAGGACTAGCGGCTTTAAACGAGGGAGGAGATACAAGCGGCGGAGCAGAGGCAGGCGGAGCAGGGGGAGCAGAGGCTCCCGCTTTTAATCTAGTAGAGGGAACGGAAAGCAACGCAATACAAGACAGCATAACAAATCAAGAGAGCGCCGTCAAGGCATTTGTCGTGAGTGGAGAGGTTACAACAGCACAAAGCGCAGACCGCAACATAGTAGAGGGCAGCGGATTTTAAAATAAAAATAACAAAAACAGCAATTTATTGTTATAATAGTATAAAACTATGAAGAGATACGAGGGCAAATACAATAAAAAGAGCAAAGGAGTCTTTGCTATTAGTTTGGTAAACGCGCCTGCGACAGAGGAAACGTTTATCGCAATGTCTAAACAAGAGAAGATTGTAAAGTTTGCGAAAGTAGACGAGGAGCAGCGTATTTTAATGGGGTTAGTTTTACAGCCCGACCAATTAATCTACAGAGTAGACGAGGACGGTAACGAGTTTGAGATGTTTTTTAGCGCAGAAACAATAAAAGATTTTTCTCAAAACTTTTTTCAGTCTGGATTCCAACTAAATTCTAAGCTAGAACATGACGAGCCTATAGAGGGCGTTACGTTCGTAGAGTCGTGGCTAGTAGAAAATCCCAAAGTAGATAAGTCCGCAGCGTTTGGATTAGAATATCCTAGAGGCTCTTGGCTCGTTTCTATGAAAGTAGACAATGACGATATTTGGAATAACTATATCAAAACGGGCGAATTAAAAGGATTCTCTATTGACGGAATGGTAGAGCTTGAGGAAGTAACTTTAAAATCAAATATAGAAATGAGTAAGAATAACAAAAATATTCTAGCATTGCTAAAACAGATAGTATCTGGAGCAGAGCAAGAGGTAGAGGTAACTCTAGGAAGTGTAAAATCTGGCGATCTAGATATTCAATTCGACGGCGAAAGTTTAGAAGTTGGAACGGCTGTATTTTTAATTGCAGACGAAAGCGAGAAAGTATCTCTTGCCGACGGAAGTTATAAAATAGACGAGGGCGGCGAAATCGTTGTAAAAGACGGACTAGTAGAGTCTATGTCTGAGGCTGAGGCTGAGGAGGAAGTAGCTCCAGAGGCTGAGGAAGTAGTAGACGCAGAGCTAGAAGAGGAAGAGGAAGTGATTGAGGAAGTAAACGCAGACGAGGAGTCTATGAAAGTAATTAAAGAGATTTTAGACGATATGTTTAAGGCTTACGCCGAGAGTATGGAGATTAAAATGAGCGCTTTAGATGCTAAACTAGAAACTTTAACGTCTGAAAACGTAGAGTTAAAAGAGCAGGTTGTAACACTTTCGGCTCAGCCGTCTGTAGAGCCTGTTAGCTCACAACCAAAACAAGTAACTTTAACAAAGCAAGGGCGAATCCTTGAGGCTATTAAACTAGCAAATCAAAACAAGTAAATTAATTAATTTAAAATAGATAAAAAAATGGCAATTACATCAAATTACGCAGGGCAGGCAGCAGTAGATATTATGTTGCAAGCTATCAAGGAAGAGGATACTCTTAGACTTGGACTAATTAACGTTGTACCAGACGTAGGGTACAAACTAAACTTAAGAAACTTAGACGTAACTCTAGGAGTAGTAGACTACGCTTGTGGTACTACCGCAGCAACGGACGCTGTAGCTTACTCGGAGAAAGTACTAACACTTTCAAAGTTTAAAAATGAATTTACAATCTGTAAAGAAGATTTCCGCCCAACATGGAGCGGCGAGTCTATGGGTGCGTCGGCTTTCAACGACCAAACACCTCAAGAGATTGCAGACGCTATCGTAGCAGATACAGCAGGAAAACTTGCAGAATGGTTTGAAAACCAAATCTGGAACGGATCGGGAGCAGCAGGACAAATGAGCGGATTAATCACGCAGTTTGCAGCAGACGGAGACGTTATAAAAGCAAACAACGGAATCACAGCAATCGGAGCGGCTATCTCTACGACTAACGTACTAGCAGCATTCGACGCAGCAACAGGCGCACTACCTTACGCATTAAGACGTAAGTCAGTAAACTTTATCGTATCTCCAGACGTTGCAGATGCTTACACAAAGTTACTTATTCAAAACGGAGCGGCTAACGGACTAGGAGGCGACGCTAACACAGGATTAGTTTACGGACGTTACAACGTGCAAGTTGTAAACGGCTTGCCCGACAATTCTATCGTTTTGTTTGAGAAGTCTAATATTACTATGGGGACTGGACTTGCTTCAGATGCGACCTCTATTAGAGTGAAAGACCTTGACGAAGTAGATTTGAGCGGAAACGTTTTATATAAGTCTGTATTCGGTGGCGCTGTAGGATATTCTTATGGAGCAGAGATTGTTTGGTTACTTACTACAACAGCCTAAATACTAGGGGGGTGTAAAAACCCCCTTTTTTTAAAACATTATATAACAGTTAACTAATTGGTTAACTATCTAAAAATCAACAACTTATGGCGTGTTTATTAACAAGCGGAAGAGCTAAAGTGTGTAAGGACGGTCTCGGCGGTCAGTCTACACTATACCTCTTTGACAGCTTACCAGATGCTTTTACCGTTTCAAACGGAGAGGCTACGGCAATGAATGCCTCCCTAACTGCGGCGTTTGCTTATCCT